TGGGTGGATCCTCACGAAAGGTCATTATTATTGATGAGGCAGACAATACCACTCACGACGTACAACTTTTGCTCCGTGGATTCATTGAGGAATTTCATAAGACTTGTTCGTTCATATTCACTTGTAACTTCAAGAACAAGATAGTAGAACCTATACACTCAAGGTGTAGTTGTATAGAGTTTGGTATACAGAAGAATGAGAAACCACAGATCATGGCATCATTCTTTAGTAGGTTGAATACTATATTAGAAGAAGAGAAGGTAACATATGATAAGAAGGTAGTAGCAGAACTCATACAAAGATACTTCCCTGATTGGAGAAGAGTATTGAATGAGTGTCAGAGGTATAGTACGTCTGGGTCTATTGACACAGGTATATTATCTGCTATGATTGATACTAATGTCGATAAATTAGTTGGTTTCTTATCAAGGAAAGACTACGCTAATGTTAGACAATGGGTTGTTGATAACTTAGACAATGATCCTAATATTATTCTACGTAATCTATACGAAACCTTGAATGATAAGTTAGAACCACGTAGTATTCCTGCTGCTGTATTAGTACTAGCAAAGTATCAGTATCAGATAGCATTTGTTGCTGATCAGGAGATCAATCTACTCGCAGCAATGACAGAAATTATGGTGGAGTGTAACTTCAAATGAAAAAACTAAACTACGCAGCAACTATTGCTTACCTTGGAGCAGTAATATTGACAGGAGGATTAGTGTTCCTCGGTCATAGTAATCATAAACTTTCAGAGAGTAATGATGAACTGTCAGGAAATCTAGAAGAACTCATTGAAGCGTACCTAACAAGTGATAAGGATTGTTATCTGCTAGCACCTAAACCAGACGATTATATTATCTGGGAAGAAATGCCATACAAAGAGATGATCTAATGAAACCAACTGTAGAACAAATTAAGAACTGGGAGAAAGAATATCTCAGCATGAATAAGAATCTCACTGATAGACAAAAAGAAATTCTTAAAGGAGATGATATCAAATCACATGAAGGTATGTTATTTGGTAGCATGTATGCTGATTGGAAGGAGAGAATTTTATGAGAGTAAAAGTGTATGATAATACTTATTGTCAATCAAGAGCAAAGACAGAATGGCAAAGAAGAAAGATGTTAGATGATCCTTCTTATGATCCTGCTTTTATTGTCATGAATTATGATACATACATGGAAACTATTGATAGACGTACAGACGCATGCGGTCCTATAGATGACTACTGGTATGTGACTCAGAAAAGAAGAGCTTGGAAAAATAAGGAAAAGAAAAAGCGTAATAAGATACGGATGCAGGAGGTAAAAGAAAGGAAGGCAAAGGCAAGGGCAAAAGAACTAGAGCAAAAGGAAAAGGAAAAACTAGCAGCACGTAAAACAAGAGCAGCAGCATATCCAAAGTATTATGATACTGGTGTGAATCATATGAGAGAGGTAGAGAAGACTGATATACCTTTCTTTATGACTGAAGAATTTTATGAAACTGATAGGTGGAAAGAAGAACGTGATAAGTTCTTAGCAAAGCAACCAAAGATGAAGTGTCAGAAGTGTGGTGCTGAACCTGATCCAAACTATAAGAAAGCATCTCCTGATAAAAACAGACCTCAATCAGAAAAAGACAGATTGAAAAGAGAGTGGAATCGAAATAGAATTTTAGTTGATCATGTACTCCCAGTAAAATATTTTTGGAACTTAAGATTAGATCCAGAAAACTTCCAACTGTTATGTGGGTGCTGTAATGAAGAGAAATTAAACACTTATAGGTTTGAAGATTATAAGCAAGCTACCATTAGAGCGAAGAAGAAACAAGACGCAGCAAAGACTGGTATCTTAGCGGTGTATGGTAAAAAATGAGAGTACTAGATAATCCATATACACAAACCTATCGTAGGTTCAAGAGTGATGTTATGAGTAGTGCGTTTCCATGGAATTATTTTCATGGTGATGATGCTACTCCTCCCTATTATAGTCATACTATACTGGCAAGACCTGGCTATGAGGAATCACTCATGCCCACTCAACAATCAGACTGGTTGAACATAGCTAACAGGGTTCTCTTAGAGATCTTTATGGCAAATAGTATCTACGTCAAGAGTGTACTTAGGATCAATGTGAATTGTACACATGAAACTGATGGTAGGACTACACCTACACACATGGATCATGATTTTGATACCCATAATATAGTAGTATATCTAAATCAATTTGATTGCGGTGCTACAAATGTTGAAGGGGGGTCGCATAATCCACAAGAAGATGATATAATTATATTTAAAGGGTTACATAGTATTGAACAACCATGTAACGGAACACGACGTGTCGTTTTAGTCGCAACTTACTTATGAAATCATTGAAGACACCACTGCGTTATCCTGGTGGTAAATCCAGAGCAGTATCAAAACTATTCGAGTTCTTACCAGAACATATCACAGAGTTTCGTGAACCATTTTTAGGTGGTGGAAGTTTTGCTATTGCTATGACAAAACAGTATCCAGATCTACCCATCTGGGTCAATGATATGTATGAACCACTCTATAATTTCTGGGTAGTACTACAACAGAATGGAGAAGAGTTGACATCAGATCTAAAAGATCTAAAAGAAGAGTATGATAATCCAGATAAGGCAAGAGAATTATTTGATACCTACAGAGATAGTCTCAAGGATGGTACTGATCTTGAAAGAGCAGTAAAATTTTATGTTATTAATAAGTGTAGTTTCTCAGGTCTAACTGAGTCATCATCATTTAGTAAACAGGCATCAGATAATAACTGGACGATGCGTGGAATCGAGAAACTCCCTGCCTATGGTGAACTGATACGTGAATGGAAGATCACATGCTTAGACTATGCTGATCTAGTAGAAGATTGTCTGGGTAGAATTGGTACATTATCATGTGATAATAATACATTCATCTATGCTGATCCTCCATACAGTATTAAAGATAATCTATATGGTGAGAAGGGTAAACTACATAAAGGTTTCGATCATACACGATTTGCTGACACAATGGATGACACAATGGGCAACGTTATGATATCATATAATAACTCAAAGAAGATCGTTGATCGTTTTTGGGAATGGCATTCGTATGATTGGGATCATACT